GTGATATTAAAAGAGATTTAGGAATTATAACATTAAATCCTATAAATTTAGATACGAGGCAATTAATGATTGATGCTTTAGCTCCTAATAAAGATCAAGCTAAAAAATTATCACAAACAAAAAAAGATTTAAAATATTATGCTCAAGAAAAATTAAGTCAATTAGAAATTGAACTTAAAAAAACAGCAATTCCTTTTTGTTTAACATTAATAGCATCTTTTGGAGTAACTAAAGTAAATGAACTTATAACTGAAGGGAAAGAAAATTTAATAGATGAAATTAAATCTTGCCCTAATCAAGATGAAATTCTTGTCATAATTAATAAAAAAAATAAAATAGTAAAACAATTAAATAATGCTCTTAGAGGTATAGAACGAACTAATAATGCTTTATCTATTACTTCTAGTGTTATAGATGTTTTAAATGTGTCTTTAATAATAGTTAAAAATATTCCAATCCCTACATCAACAGGTGTTCCTGGTGTTCCTGGTATCCCTATTAATGTTATTAATAAAATCCAAGATATAATAGATAAAACAGAAAAAACATTAACAGTATTAAAAGGAACAAATGTAGGATTAATAGCTATTTTAAGTGTTTTACGCCAAACATTAGCTACAATAGTTAGATATCTAAATCTTCTAGACAACCTAATCCAATCCTGTGCCCCAGAACTTACCCAAGAAGAACTTTCAGCCGAATTAACTGCTTTAACAGTTCAACAATCAACCCAAACATCCCCAGTAGTTACAAATGTGAATGGATTTGAAATGGGTGTTGAAACAGAAAATTCACCAAATACTTTAAAACGTAGAAGAGCACTTGCACGTAATAAACAAGGTGTGGTAATGTTAAAAGGAGAATGGTCATTTAGTTCAATAGATCAAATATTAATAGACGAATTAGTGTTCTATATTCAAGTAAATAATTTAAAAGCAGACTAACCAAATATTTATAATTATATGAAAACCGACGGATTAAAAAAATTAATTAAAGAAGCTGTACGAGAGGCAATCCAAGAGGAATTAAAAGATATTCTTTTAGAAGCAGTTCGTACTCCAAAGACAATCGTAAAGGAATCTATTCAAACAATAGATACACCTAAACCTACATTTACTCAACCTACAATGGATACTCGAAAAGCATATTCTGAGATTATGAATGAAACCATGATGAGTTTTACCTCACAAGATGCTCAAATTCCTTTTAGACCACAAGTAAGTGATCCTGTGAATGGTAATTTAGGTGCTGGTGAAGTAGGAATGGATCAAATTATGAATTTATTAAATAGTAAATAATGGCATTTAGTCCCCAACAAATAGCTCCTGTAGATTTTGACGCAAGTGTTGCCGTTGGGGTTAATATTCCTTTTAGTGGTCCTGCTGTTTTTATTTCAAATTATCAAACAAAAGATGCGACTAAAAATAATCTTATCAATTTTTTCCTTACTAACCCAGGAGAACGCCCATTAAATCCATTATTTGGGGGTGGATTGAGAGAATTTATATTTGAACAAATTACTGAAGATAATTTGAATTTTTTAAGGGAAGATATAAATGATAAACTTGCAATATACTTTCCTAATATAATAATTGATGATTTAACAGTTACTGGACAAAGTGATACAAACCAGATAACTGTAACTTTGAAATATTCTGTATTAAACACTTCTATAAACGATACTTTAGAAATACAATTTTAATAAATGGCAACCTCTAAAAAAGATATAAAATATATTAACCGTGATTTTACTGATTTTAAAACACGATTAGTAGAATTTACACGTACTTATTTCCCTAACACATATACTGATTTTTCACCAACATCACCTGGTATGATGTTTATGGAACAAGCTGCATATGTAGGGGATGTTTTAAGTTTTTATTTAGATAATCAATTTCAAGAAGTATTTACTCAATATGCTCAACAAACAAATAATGTTTATGAATTAGCATATATGTTTGGTTACAAACCAAATGTTTCAACAGCAGCACAAACTGTAGTTGATTTTTATCAACAAGTTCCTTCTAAATTTGTTGGTGGTGTATATGTTCCTGATTATGATTATGCTTTAACAGTTAATGAAAATGTTACTGTAACTTCTCAAAATGGGATTTCTTTTATTGTTCAAGATAAAATAGATTTTTCTATTTCTAGTTCCCAAGACCCTACTTCAATTTCAGTATATCAAGTTGCTGCTAATAATCCACAATATTTTCTTTTAAAGAAAAGTAGAAAAGCATTATCTGCTACTGTTAATACTCAAACGTTTTCATTTACTGACCCTGTCCCTTTTAATACTATAACAATCTCAGCTAATAATTTCCTTAAAATTTTAGATATTGTAGATTCAGACGGCAATAAATGGTATGAAGTAGATCATTTAGGTCAAGAAATGGTATTAGATTCTATCAAAAATACCAATGTAAATGATCCAAATGCTAATGGAGATACACCATATCTTCTTCGTTTGAAAAAAGTTCAAAGACGTTTTGCTACAAAAGTAATTTCAACTACACAATTTCAACTTCAATTTGGTGCTGGTTCTCCAACAACTACTGATGAAGAAATTACTCCAAATGCAGATAATGTAGGTATTGGTTTACCATTTGAAAAAGATAAGTTAACAGCTGCTTATTCTCCTGTAAACTTTTTATATACTAAAACATATGGTATTGCACCATCTAATACTACTTTAACAATAAGATATTTAACTGGTGGTGGGGTTTCATCAAATGTAGAAGCTAATGCTCTAACTAGTATAACTCCTGGATTTACTCAATTTAGTCAAGTAAATCTTTCTCCTACTACAGCTAATTATGTTTTTACTTCCTTAGCCGCTAATAACCCAGCTGCAGCTGATGGAGGTAAAGCCGGAGATACTATAGAAGAAATTCGTCAAAATACCTTAGCACTCATAGCCTCCCAAAAACGATCAGTTACAGCAGATGATTATTTAATTAGAGCTTTAAGTATGCCTTCTGATTATGGTGCTGTTTCTAAAGCATATATTGAACAACCTAAATTAACAGATGCTCAAGTTTCAACAATTGAAACTCTCAATCTATATGTTTTGTCTTTAAATTCTCAAGGACAATTAGATTATGCTACAGATACATTAAAAAATAATTTACGTACTTATATGTCCCAATATAGAATGATTGGTGATAATATTGAAATTAGAAATGCTTTTATAATAAACATAGCTGTTGATTTTGAAATTATAGTTTTACCTGAATATAACAATAATGAAGTACTATTAGCATGTATTACTGCTTTGCAAAATTATTTTAATATTTCAAAATGGCAAATTAATCAACCGATTTTACTTCGTGATTTATACATTTTACTTGATAGAATAACAGGTGTTCAAACTGTTAAAAATATTTCTCTTTCAAATAAAGCAGGAGCTAATGCAGGGTATTCACAATATGCTTATGATATAGCAGGAGCTACCCAAAATCAAGTAATTTACCCTTCATTAGATCCTAGTATTTTTGAAGTAAGATACCCTAACACTGACATAAAAGGTAAAGTAGTTCCTTTATAACGCCATATTTATAATAAAATATATAAATGGCTGTATATAAACTATTTCCTACTCAAGACGCCACTCTATATTCTGCTTACCCAACCATGAACACAGGGTTAGATGCTATTTTAGAAGCATCGAATAGATTAGATCTTGACGGGCTACCTAATGTAGCTAGATATCTAATTCAATTTTCAACAAGTGAAATTCAAGATACAATTAATAATAAAATATCTGGAAAAAGCTATGCAGTTTATTTAAAAAACTTTATAGCAGAAGCCCAAGGTATTAATCAATCTACTAGATTAGAAATTCGACCTGTTGCCCAAGAATGGAATAATGGAACTGGTTATGCTTTAGATTCTCCAATTGTTGAAGATGGAGTCTCTTGGACTTATTCCTCTTATTCAGGCTCAAATCCATGGTCTTTAGGAGGGAATACTACTGGAGGATATTATACTAGTTCATTTAATTCAACATATGCTAGTCAAGGTGGAGGAAATTGGTATACTTCTTCTACTTACTTAGTTACTGAGTCTTTTGCTCTTCGTGACGTAAAAGATATAGAAATAAATGCAAGTAACACAGTAAATGCTTGGTATAGTTCATCTATTTTAAATTATGGTTTCATAGTTAAACTTACAGGATCACAAGAATTTAATCCAAGTGAATATGTTCAACCTATATTTAAATTTTATAGTGTTGATACAAATACAATATATCCCCCAACCTTAGAATTTAGATGGAGAGATTATTCAACAATATTAACTGGAGCAAATACCGGGAGTATTGTTACAACTTCTAATCTTAAAATGTCCTTAGCAGAAAACCCAGGTGTTTTCTTTCCTGAAAGTGTAAATAGATTTTATGTTAATATAAGTCCATTATATCCAACTCGAGTATATCAAACATCATCTTTATACACTAATTTAAATTATTTACCAACTGCTTCATACTACGCCATAAAAGACTTGGATACTAACGAATATGTTGTTAACTTCGATAACAATTATACTCAAATTAGTGCCGACTCAACTGGTAATTATTTTGATGTTTATATGAGTGGTTTAGAACCTGAAAGATATTATAAAATTTTAATTAAAACAACCATTCAGGGCTCTACAATAATTTATGATGATAGTTATTACTTTAAAGTTGTTAATGGATGAGTGAAAATATAAATCTTCAAAAACAAGTATTTAACAAAGGAGTTTATTCTAAAGTTATTAATACTGATTTTACAGAACTTGGAGTCACCTCAGTTCAACAACAGATAGAAACTCAACCTACTGTTGAAGATTTTTTTACCTTATATAATGAATTATTTTATGATATACCTGAATTAGGAGCTATAAATTCACATGAATATTTAATTACAAAAAGTAGTGAATATATTAATTTTTCTCCTAACCAAGATGAAATAGATGCTCTTCAAACCGAAATTTCTCAATTAAGGATTGAATTATTAGATACACAAAGACAGCTTTTAGAAGCCCAAACAGGTACAACATTAGCTAACCCACAATAATGGCCGCAGAAATTATTCCAATAAGTACTCAAGATTATTTTTTACAAAATTATAATCCACAAGAAACGAACTTAATTCCTTCGTTTGAAATAAATACTGTATTAACTGATAGTAGTTATATTGAATATTTTGTTTATGATATTAACAAAACTATTCTTTCTACTAATTACAATTTTGTTCAATACACTGTTTTAGCTAACGGTCAATCCGCTGGATCTAATAATGAAATCTCTCAGATAATTGTTGACCCTGAACAAACCCTTATTAATTCTGGTTTTTCAGAAGGTGAATATGTAACATATTTTAATTTTTTAAATAAAAAAATAGGTTCTAATTTAGAACAACTTTTTATTTCTGAAATTTCTTCTGATAGAACCGAAATCCGTTTAGATAGTACAGTATTAACTGAATTTAGTATTGTAGATCAAACAACAAATTTTGTTATAGAACGAGAAAATAGTCCTTATTTTCTTGATTTTTATCTTAATTTTGGAGATAATAGATTAGTAATTGCTAATAATATTATTCTCGATGATCAGGATCCAAATAATCCTACTATTTTAGTAAAATTATATGAGGCATTACCTGAAAATTTTGTTTTAAATTCCACATTATGGATAGTAACTTTAGTTGAAGAACCAGTTGCTTATCAAGTAAGTTTCCCTATAGTTCCTGTTGAAATTATAGATACTTTTCCTTTAAAAGGTCCTAATTTTAATTTAGATTTAAAGGATCAAATTAATAATTCAACTATATCTTTAGATTATACTTCTCTAACTACAACTGCTTTAACTAGCTCTCAAAATCAGTTAAAAAGTTTACTTGAGGAAAAAGGTCTTGACATTAATATAGACTACAGTGACTTTAATAATTATGTTCACTTTAGTTCAGCACAAGTTCGCCTTGAAAATTTTTATTATAAAGTTCAACTTCTTGAAGAATATAATGAAAATATTAATTTACTTAATTCAACAACTAACTCACCTGTTTATACAAGTAGTAGTATAGCTGAATATGAGTCTAAAATAAATAATATCATAACTTATTTCGATGATTATGAATATTACTTATATTATGAAACTGGTTCATACACTTGGCCTAAAACTAATTCTCAAAAACCATATACACTTGCTGCATCTGATAGTAATGAAGTATTAACTTGGATAGGTAATACAAATCCTGCAAGTCCATATTATGGTGGTCGTTTATTATCTGCTTCATTATTTGACAACGATAATAAAGATTATCTTCTTTATACTATCCCTGAATATTTAAGAGATGATCCTCAAAATAAACCATATGAAACTTTTATTCAGATGGTTGGACAACTTTATGATAGTATTTGGGTTTATTATAAAGATATTATTAACAAATATGATAATGATAACCGTTTAGAATACGGTATTTCAAAAGATATAGTTGCAGATGCTATTCGTGATTTTGGAATTAAATTATATCAAAATAATTTTTCAAACGAAGATTTATATACTGCGTTCTTAGGTTTAACTCCTCAAGGTGGTTTATTCCCATTTCCTAATATTACAGGCTCACTTCCAACTCCTAGTGGATTTGAATATGTTGATACTTTAATATCTGCCTCTAACGATTATATGCCGTTAGACGACGTAAATAAGTCGTTATATAAACGAATTTATCATAATTTACCGTACCTATTGAAGGCAAAAGGTACATTGCCTGGTCTGCGCACTTTAATCACCTCATATGGTATTCCTGATACTGTATTAAGAATTAATGAATTTGGAGGTAAAGACAAATCAAACACAAACGATTGGGATGATTGGCAAAATGTATTTAATTATGCTTATGATACTCAAGGAACAAATTATGTATCTTCTTCTTGGCTAGCTAATCCAATTTGGAATCCATCAGATAACATCCCTAAAACAGTACAATTTAGATTTAAAACCAAAGGTATTCCTACAGATGCAGGATACTATTCTCAAAGTTTATGGACAACTGATCAGGGAGTAGTTATCCGTTTAAGATATACAGGCTCAGGATACACAAGTGGTTCCTATTCAGGTTCAATCCCCGACCCATATAATAAATACGCTTATTTAGACTTCATCCCAGATATTTTATCTCCTGCAGCTTCAGCAAGTATTTATTTACCTTTCTTTAATGGTGATTGGTGGAGTGTAATGGCTACTGGTTATGAAGGAACTTATATATTTAAATTATATGCTGGAAATAATGTTTATGATGGAGGTGATAATGGAACCCAACTAGGATTTTATGCCTCTTCCTCAGTAAATACGAATGAAGTTCCTTGGGACACTAGTACTATTAGTTATTTTCCATCCACTACTAATTCTTCCTTTGGAAAGATGTTTAGTGGTTCTTATCAAGAAATTAGGTATTTTAATACTTTATTAAGTGAAAATGCATTTAAGGATTATATAATGAACCCTTCTTCAATTGAAGGAAATTCCTTAAATTCTTCCCCAGACCAATTAATTTTTAGAGCGTCTTTAGGAGGAGAACTATACACTGGTTCTAAATCAATTCACCCTAAAGTAACAGGTTCCTGGATTCCAACATCATCTTTTTCTACAGGTAATAATTTTTTTATTAGTAATACTGCAAGTTTTATTTCTAATACAGAATATTTCTTTTTAGATCAACCTGCAGTAGGTATTAAAAATGCTATTTCTGATAAAATACGAGTAGAAAATAGTGTTATCCCTTCTGGAAATACTTTATCTCCGTTTAGATCTTTAGCTCAAAACACAGCAGCTAGTCAAAGCTATACTGCAAATACAAATTTACTTGAGGTAGCATTTGCACCACAAGATGAAATTAATGATGATATTATATCTCAAATTGGATATTTTAATATAGGTGAACTTATAGGAGATCCCCGCTTACGTTCCTCCTCAGCTACTTCATATCCTGATTTAGATGCTTTACGTAATGAGTATTTTGAAAAATATACTTCAAACTATGACTTAAACGATTATATTCGTTTAATTAAATTTTTTGATAACTCGTTATTTAAAATGATAAAAGATTTTGTACCTGCACGTACAAGTCTTGCTTCTGGAGTAGTTATTAAACAAACACTTTTAGAAAGAAATAAATACCCTCAACCACAAGTAGATATAAATTCTACAATAGCTAATGTTGGGATTGATAATATATCTTTTAGTTCCTTTATCCCTGGAAACGCTATAGTTACTGGATCCATTACATATCCCCTATCATCCTCAGGCATGATTGGATTATCAATTACTGGAAGTATAACTGAAGATGCTATTGATAGTCAATATTATATTTATCTTTATTCTCCAACTGCACTCCTTGCTACTTTATGGGATATTGCCTCTAGTCCTTTTTCAACATATCCTTTTAGTGGTTCCTATTATGGTTCTATTCCCTCAGGAAGTTATATTGAGTTTTCTGCAGATCCACTCGCATCGGGTTTTAGTATAAATAATTTTACAGCCTCTTTACAATTAGCTAATCCATATTATACCCCTTATACAACCCAAGATATAGCAGTTTCTGGTACTGTAGCCCCACAATGGAATGACTACCAACCAGGAACTATAGAAAATTTTAGTGGTGGTACTGGAGGTACATTTGAAATGTTTAATGGAGTTAATACTTCACCTTACGGACAAAATGGAACAGGTCCCCAAAATATATTTGGTATTACTCAAAGTTGGTATGAAAATATTCAAACAGTTTCTGGTTCAGTATTAGTATTACATGATTCTCAAGATGAATTTTATAATGGGGAATTTAGTGGTTCCATAATTACCGTAACTACTCAAAGTCTAGCCCAACCATATCCCCTAGAAAACATTTCAGTTAATTATAAACATGTATATTATTATGGGATTTCTAAACCTCAAAATGATATATTTGAAGATAATTTTCTTGCCCCTCAAACTTCTCCATCCCCGGGCGAAATTTTA